AATATTGGTTAGTTGTAGCACCTAGTGTAAATAAGCCATTTTTAGGCATCTTAAACGCTAACCCGAACCCAAACCCTATTTTCTTGTCAAACTCCCTTAAATCGCCTAAAACACCCCAATAAACCGCAAATTTAGGTGGCATTATCTTCGTGGTTTCTATTCTTATCTCTTTTTGTACGAAATGACCGCCATATCCCCTTCCTAAAATCTTGTTTTGACTGATTGTATCGCTTACATAAACATATTGAGCAGAATCCAGCTTTAACGTATCGTAATACGCATAAATGCGGTTATAATCGGACATTATGCGTATAGTATCGTGAACCTCATCTATTTTAACGATTGTGTCTAAAACTACAAAAGGGATGCTTTCACCCCTCTTATATTTTACTATGTTTTTAATCTCAACAATAGTATCGTACTTCGTTATTACTATCGGCTTTGTTTCTTTCTTTGGCTCAAGAACCAGCACTAAAACCGCTATTATTAATATGGCAGTTATTATGTCCTTCATCGGTCTTGTTTGTTTTGCAACGCTATTGAAAGTTTATTTATTTGGTCAAGTATATGGTCTAGCTTTTTGTAGATTTGGTCATCTTGCTTTTCTACCATACTCACACGGATTTCTAGTTCTTTTAGTTTAAGACTTATCTTAACGTAGATTCCGATTAGTCCTATGACAATAACTATTGCCTGACCAATAATAAATAAAGTTGCATTCATTACAATTCTTCTTCTATTTCTTTAATAAATTCAATACCGCTGGTCCAATCCTCTAGGAATGTAAAATGCTCTAGTCCATCAGGGTTAACCACAGGAATCGGTGTAAACTCAAACTCCTTCTCCCCTAGTTCTTTTACTTGAGCAGTTAGTTTTTTGATGTTCTCTTTAGTAAACTTGTAGCCATTTTTCTCATCAAGGATTAAACAATCGTTACTATCTACCTGTGCGTTGTCTAATCTTAAACCTTCCACTTCTGCCTGATATGCTTCGTGATGGCTCTTTACCTTCTCATAAATACGGAAAAGTTTTTTCTGCGTACGATTTTCTTGACTACCAATAACTGCGTTAAGGTTAGCCACTAATTGATTCAATTGATTGTAATTCATATTGTTGGGTTTTGTTTATGCGTAAATTAATGATGTATTGTTTGGCTTATTACCATTTAATCTTCCGTGTAATGTATTAGAATTAATGCCCTTTGCCATAGCTGCTTCTCTTGCTGAATTATAAAAAACACCTGTTTGAGTATCTAGCACTATTTTGCTAAACTTTACTTTTGCAGTTCTTGATGCTTCAATTCTATTTAATTTAGATATGTAATTTAAACCAATTTTATGTGCGTGGATATTATTCTCTTTAGCAGTTACCCATTCTAAATTTTCAACCTTATTATCAGTTTTGATTCCATTAATATGATTTACATAACCTTTATTAAAATCATTATTAATAAATGATTCAGCTACTAATCTATGAATGTTAAATGTTTTTTGTTTATTGTCTTTATGCAAGGCAACAACATAATATCCAACTTTGCCTAATCCTGCCTTTAAGAACTTGCTACTTAAGTTACTCCATACCTTACCATCTTCGGTAACGCTATAATTGGGATAATTAGGAATTGGCTTCATATTGGTTGTTTTAGCAAATATAAGATTAAATACTATTTGTTGGTGCTTCTACTTCAGCAACTACTTCAGGCACAGGCGGAACATAATCCCCAATGATTGTAAGGTTAAGTTGGTCAATAGATGCAGCCCAATCCCAAGCATACTCATCATCATTACCCCAAGCAGCGTAAGCCTCACCACTCATTGTTAAGTTGCCTTGTGCTACATTAGCTAAATCACTATCTAATAATGAGTAGTAAAACGATGCAGATGAACCTAGCACCCCACCGATTACATACATATTAAAGATTGTTGCCGTTACTGATTTTCCGTTTATCCAACTTTGGATAGGAGAAATTGTTTTCATATTTATATTTTATTTTTTTAACAAGAAACAATTGATAAAATTACTCCCGATGTGTTAACTTGCAATGATAACGCACCATAAGAATAGTTGTATATCCATCTACTTGAACTAAATGTTTTAGCCGTTGTTAATGCTCTATTAGTATATAATTGAGCACCAACTGCAAAAGTTGATGAATATAATATTTGGTCTTCTAACCCCATAGGAAGACAACTTGTTACATTGGTAGAACTTATATCAAAACTAGCTTGTAATATAAAGTCTAATTTAGTTAGGCATTTTGAATTAGATATACCTGTAAAAGTATCATATAAGTTCATTGTGCCATCATTAACATAAAAGTAAATACCATATGTATTCAAATCGCCAACGGTCATTACCTCTCTTGTATCAGGCGGAGCAGTTGGATAGTAACTACCATAATAAGCACCTGTTGACACTCCGTTTAAAAATGCCTTAAAAGTTACTAATTGATTGTTAGCGTTACCCGCCCAAGTATCTGCCATATTAATTAATTTTAGCTTTTAATTCTTTAATCTCTTGTTCCAAAGCGTACACTTTTGCAACTAACACCTCTCTATAAGATAGGCTTAACATATCATCACTACCTTTTGAAACCGCACTATCTAACACTCCAACAAAATCTTGAGCATAATAACCTAGTTCAACCTTTCCGTTTTTAGTGTAAAGTTTAGGTGTTATTGATGCAATGCCTTTTGTTTGATAGTTATCTTGGATAAGTGTTTTTAATCTGCTATCACTTGACTCAAAAAAGCCCGTAGCAGTACAAGTTGAACTAAATGTAGCTGCTCCTGTGTATCCGTTAATTTTTAATACATCTGTCGGTGTTGTATTATTTATTTTTGTTCTAAAATATATACTACCTTGATTTGAACCACTTGCACTTCTGCCATAATTTTCTAAAGTTACTATTTCAGGATTGGCATCATAAGTAAGTGTTGCGCCATATAAAGTACTATCAAATTCAAGTTTTAATATTGATGTATAAGGAGTTCCTTTACCGCTAACAATTAATGTATTGCTTCCTGAATTATTAATAAACCTTCCTGTACCATTAACATCTAGCTTGTAGCCTGAATCGGAAGAATTATTTATTGCAATATTGCCATTACTAAATACTCTTAATAAAGTAGATGAAGATGTATCTATTGTAAAAGCATTCCCACCCCAAGCTGTTTGAGATGTAAATACCTGTAAGCCTAATCCTGAAACACTATCTTGTCTAAAAGTTACTGCATAAGCAGCTGCATTTGCTATTGCAGTAATTGCTCTATCAGCATATCCATCTCCTCCTATTGATAATTTAGATGCAGGACTTGTACTTCCAATTCCCAAATTGCCACTCGCATTTAATGTCATTGCTTGGGTAAAGGATATAGCGTTACCTGCCGTTCCTGAAGGAGCGGTGTACCATTGGTGTTGCCCTGCATTTTGTGCATAAATACTTGCAAAATATGAATTTATATAAATATTTTGATTAGAAGAATTAGTATAATAATTATTTCCTAATTGTGTATACCCTGAAATATCAGATAATGATGTATATGTTCCAATTTGTAATGCAGGTTGAGATGTTCTCCACGCACTCGGTGTAACTCCTAATCCTAAATTGCCTGAAGTGTCAAGCTTCATTTTAAGAGCGTTACTTATATTCCAATTATGAGCAGTTGGAGTCGCATTGTATATTGTATTTAATGAACTATCAGTTAAAGTAAAACCACTTGCAGGACTTACCATATACAAAGTAGTATCTGAACTTCTATTTAATAAACCTACACTTGGAAAACCACTTGAAGCAGTTAGTGTAAGGCTACCACCTATTGTAACTGTTGAGCCATTATCTTGCACAATACTATTTCCTATTGTACTTGCACCTGTAAATTTAGGTAGGTAGTTGGTAGTTCCTGTTCCTGTTACAGGATTAGTTAAAGCACTTTGCTTATTGTTAAATGTTGTCCAATCCGCACTTGATAATGCACCTCTATTTGTTGCACTTGCAGTTGGTACATTTAAAGTAATTACAGGAGTTGTTGTACTATTTGCAACTGTTGAACTTAAATCCGTTCCACTTGTTCCTATTGTTAAAGCAGCTACGCTTGTAACTGTTCCTACACCACTACCACCTACTAATGCTATTGTGCCACTTGCATCTGGTAAGGTGTATGTTCTATCAGTATTATTAGTTAATGAACTTAATTCAAAGATTGCTGATTTGTAATTTGTACCATCAACATCCGAAATAAATACATATTTTCTTGCATTTGCATTAATACTATTATAGCCTACAACATTACCAAGATAGGTTGTGCCTTGTTTAAGGATTAAATACCCACTTAAAGTACCACTACCACGAGCAGTATAACCTACTGAATCTACACCTGATGCAGTTAAAAGATAAGCACCTAAATTTACGCTTCCTGTTGCACCTGTGTAAGGAACAAGTCCTGTAATTAAAGGAATGTCGCTTGTTAAAGCTATCGTTCCTGTCGCATTAGGGAATGTAAAAGTTTGTGTAGAGTTGTTGAATACTAATTTAGCCTTACTTACATTATCTCTAAATATAACATTGTTGCTTGTTGATTCGCTATATATTGTTGTTTGTAAAGCAGTAAAAACACTTGGTATTCCGTTTTTAACCAACCATAATCCTTTATCAAAATATGCAGTATTTATAAATTCAGCACCATTAAAATATGCAGCATCAAAAGTTTTGCCTCCTGTAAAGGTCTGCGTTCCTTCTAGCATTGCAATAGTTCCTGTAATATCAGCAAAAGTAACTGTCCTATTTACACTCAAGGTTGGCGGTTGTAATACCAAAGTAAACCCTGAATTACTGAAAGTTAATCCGCTTGTAATATCTACTGTTGATGTAAAAGTTGTGTAAGCACTAAATGTTTTAGCACCTGTAATGGTTTGTGTTGTTCCTAAAGTAACATACCCAGCTAAACTAGGGATGTCGCTAGTTAAAGCTAAAGTTCCTGTTGCAGCAGGGAATGTGTAAGTATAAGTTGATGCTGCTTGAAACTGCAATTTTGAAATATTTGCATTATCTGCTATTACCAAATTATTATTACCTGCTGCTGCATAAATATTAGACCAAACACCACTTGTAGATGAAGGAGTATTCCCCTTTACTAAAGCAGCACCATAATTTAAAATTATAGAATTGCCAAGTGTATTATTAAAAGTTGCTGAACCTGTAAATGTTGCAGCACCGCTAAATGTTTTAGCACCTGCTATTGTTTGAGTTCCTGTTGTAATTAACCCCCTTGCAGTTGCACTCGCATCAGGAATGTTGAAAGTATGCGTAGCAGTTGTACTTGAGATATTGAAATCAGTTCCACTTGTTCCTACTTGAAAGTATTGAACTTGTGCAGTCAAACCATTTAACGCAGTAATACCTGTACTGAATGTTGTTATAACTTGACACAAATGAGAATCTTGAGTATGAACTGTTGTAGTCTTACCACCGCTATTTGTAGCGTATAATTTAATAGCCAACCTATCCGTTAAAGTCAAAGTCGTAGCAGGAACTGTCATCCCAAAAGTGTAAAGATTCAAGTTAGTTCCATCATATAAAATCTCATTAGTACTTGTAGAAATCAAAGTGAAAGTCGTTCCATCGTACTTGTAAAGTTCTGCGTACATCTGCGGAGTACCTCCGTTAGCACTCATTGAAGCATAAATCTCATAGTTCCAATTTCCTGCTGGGATATTTAATTGTGCAGGGTCGTTAGCATCCGTTAAGAAAGCTACTATAAAACCATCTCCTGATTTGGTAAAATCAACACCTGTTCCTGTGTCAGCAGTTTTACTCATTTCGTAATAAGTAACTCCACCAATAGTGCCTTGACTTGTTCCTCCGTTAAGATAATACGAAACCGAAGAACCGCCACCGCCACTTGAAGGGAAATCTGCTAAAGTACCATCTCCCCTGATATATTGTGAAGCATATCCTGCTCCTGTTACTGCAATCGTTCCATTAGCCGTTAAGGGGCTATTTGCGACACTAAAAGCACTTGGCATAGATAAACCTATGGAAGTGATTAAAGTAGGGAAGGTTGTCAAGTTTCCTGCTCCATTCACATACTGAAGATTTGTTCCGTTGAATCCTATGTTTATCGTTCCGCTTGTAGTAATGGGTGAGCCTGTAATATTTAAACTATCTCCGCTTTCGGTAATTGCTACACTTGTAACTGTTCCTGTTGCACCTGAAGCCCTTTGCCATATAGAACCTGAATAAATAACTTGGTCGCCTACCACAAAAGCAATCGGACCAGCACCGAAGTTAACAGTACCTGCAACATTACATAAGTAAACATCTCCCTGATTTCCTGTACCATTTACAAGGGTTGGTGTGTTAGTAGCAGCATTCCAAGTACCTTGATATTCCATCACGCTATTTGGTAACTGACTAACTAAAATCTTACCATTGACATCAAGTTGCGGAATACCATTAGCAGCATTTATAGGCAAGGAATTAACTACCCCAGTTGTTCCTGTTAAAACTCCATTTAAATTTCTCACTTTCGCACCTGCTGAAACAACTATTTGATTTGCCATCTTATATTAATTTATAACTAAATTATTGAAATAATGCCCTAATAAACTCCCCACTTTCTAATACCCTTCCAAATGTTAATACCCCTGTCGCACTTACCCACTTCACTTGCTCATCAACTGGTGTTCCTGTCGTTAAAATATCTTGAACATCAATACCACCACGAGAAACATAAAGACAAGATTTGCCTATCATATCCGAATAAGTAATTGTAGTTTCTCCACCTGCTGCAATAGTTCCCTTTGTGTAAACTGCACCACCAGCAACAATAACTGTTCCACTTGGATTGATTGTCGTTCCTGTTGTTCCATAAGCACCTGTACCCTGTAACGATACACTATACGTTGCTATGTCTTTGTAAGGTGCATTTATTTGTAAACTTGTTAAGTTACAATTACCACTAATCACAACCAAACCATCAACTCCATTATCAATAACAAACTTTACTAAAATTGTAGTGCGGTCTTGTTGTTGTTGTAGTAAAAATAAATAGCCATAACCATCCAAAGTTATAAGACCATCACAAGTTACACTCCAAGTTGCAGTATCGTTCTTGTATTCTCTATACCACGCACTCGTTTGGCTTGTTACCTCTTTTTGGTCAACACTTACACTAAATGTGCAATTTGTTGAACACGAAAACGGAATATCCCTACCTGCTGGATATGTAACCGAAGGTGGTTCAAAATAATACAACATTATGTTTCTGCCCTGTACTTTATCTGCCATATTACAAAGTTAATTAATTAAAAGGTACGCCGTTTACTGTGAATATTGTTTCTATTGTACTTGCAAGTTCCTCATTAGAAATATCTAATAAAGTAGCTTGAGTTTCACATCCTACTATGTCAATAGTCATATTGCCTGTCATATATCTATTATCTTCAATGTTTATTTGTGCTGGGTCAGTATCTAATATTTGTAATAACTTATTAGCAGCAAAATTACCGTTAGTTGTAGTTATTCCAAATAAGTTACAATCAACATTTATTAAGTTCCTTCTATAATTGTTTATATATTCCTTCATTATAGTTTGGCTTAAACCATCCGTAGGGCTTGTATAAGGTCCGTAACGATACCATCCTGTGGCTGATACAAAGTTCCCTGATACTAATTGTTGAATTGTTCCGTAAGCCATATTTGCTTCAACTCTATCAACACCATCTCCACTATAAATTGGATAACCCAAAGGCAAATCCATTTCTAGTTGATATTGATTATTTGCATCAATTATTGAAGTAGATGTAATTAATGATAATGGTGAAGTAAATGTTAATCCAAATGCTCCAACTTTTACATTAGTTGCACAATCGTAAATATCCCTTGTAAGCATATATAATATTGACAAACTTCCATTTATAGGAATTGGTGGCGTTGTTATTGTAACTGTATTTATTTTATCTTCCTCTACTAATGGAACTTTATAGTAATTGTCAAAAGGTGCTATTGAAGCATCTTGCCAAACACCATCTATATTGATATAATAAGATGGAGCACCACTACCTAATCCTGTTACTTGTATTTGTATTTGTCCTCTTACTTTGTCAACAGGTTGAGCATAAAATGTTTGAGTATAAGTTAAGGTGTCATTAGCCGTTACATATCCTTCAGGATTAGTATTAACTTCACTAAATGCAGTAAATCCAACACCATTAGCACCTAATATAATATAAAACCAATCACTTGCTTCGTATGGTTTATTAACTATTGTAATACTTCCTCCAGCACCTTGTGTAAATGAATTCCATAATGTAGGAAATCCACTTGTTAAGCTCTTTAGGTTTGGATTTGATATGTAGTTAGGTGAGAAACTAATATCGTATCTATAATTGAAATTGTTATAACCTTTCTTAAATAGCTTCATTTGGCTATTATTAGTAAAGTATAAACCGCTTGTATTTCCTGTGTATGGTTGTATTTCGCTTAATGTATTAAATGTGCCTGAATCTACTAATAAGCCATCTGCATCGTATTCCGTAAAGTAAGTGTAAGCAAA